TTTTTACTACTTTTTTACTTCTCAATTTTTTTTTCCACCTTTGAAAAGGTGGAGCCAAACGTGTGCAATATTTTTTTATACTAATTTTTTATAAATTTTTCCGCCTTTGAAAAGGTGGAACCAAACATGTGCTACTTTTTTCAAATGTACAAATTGGCTCTCTTGAAGGACGGGTGTCTTTGCATGTATGTTTGGCTCCACCTTTCTCAAAGGTGCATTGTATGTTTGACTCCACCTTTCTCAAAGGTGGAAAAAATTGAAATACTTTCACATCTTCTCTCTTAATCCACTTACAATTGTATAAATTTATTGGTCGAACCACACAACAACCATGGCTGCGAGTGGCGCCCTGAAACAAACATCCATGTTTAAATTTTGTTCTTGCTTGAAACCAGCTTACAATGAAGAAAAAATAAAAATTTCGACAAGAGTTGAACGCCCTACCAGAAAAAAAGTACAATCTTCTGAAAAGAAATTAGTTGCAAACTCTCGTCCGCCGTGTATTTTAAAAGGTCATTACGAGCGCAAAGGACTGCGTTTAAACCAGCTTGGAACTATGGAGTGCGGCATTTTCATCGATGGTTCCATTAAAGAGTACTCGACAAAAATAGATAGAATCATCGAATGGAGCTCCACCCGCCCTAAATTTGACATCTCATCCTTTCACGGAATCTTCAACAATGCGGAATTTAGAAAACAATTCTCTAACCGCCAGCGCGAGGCCATTGACAACGTCTACTACAAATGGGAAGTTTTCATGCAATATGCTTAACGTATTTTCAAAAATATAAATATAAATAAAAATAAAAATAAAAACGCGTTTCCTTTTTATGCAGTGTAATTATAATTATATCCATTTTTTTCTCTATATAATTATATGAACGAACCCATTCCTAATCCCAATAAAAAAAATGATCCGGATAAAGATGAAGACCTAAATATCCTAAGCGGCGACAATAAAGTCGATGTAGAGATAGAACCAGATGTAAAAGCAAATGGTCTTACATTGCAAATTTGTTCTTGTTCTCTAATATTCAATTGTTTCACAGGAAGAAACAGTGAGAGAAAGTAACACTATATTGTGCAAAACAATATAAATATTTTCACAAACTATATTTATATTGACATGAAAACATACAATTTATATATTGAAACAGTTGATCATTTTTCAAATATTCTAACAATTGATGTGTTGCCTGATGGACCTTTAAGTTCTTTGGTTTTCTTGCACACATCTTCAAAATCGAGAATGGCACCACCTACCTATATAATTTGTCACCCACTCTATTCAAGATCTGTTGTAAAAGAAGGAGAAGTAACTGTAATATTTGATTATCTGAAAGCAAATGGATATAAAATAGAATCAGACATCACCCAATATTATCCATCCGAACTACTTGATTTTTTTGGACTAAGGGAAGACTCGATTATCCCATTTGATCAATGCCAAAAAAATAATACATCGCCTGTGAAAAAATTTATTTGTAGAATTTCCTTCAATATTTAAAACAGACTGAAGGAAATGGAAGACATTTGAAACTTGCACTTTTTACATTTTAAACGCTGATTTTTGTATATAATTCAATAAATTTTTCTAAGAAAAATGAATTATCCTTCAAATGGCATATTGTATCGGATAATTCAAATTTTAATGTACCGTCTGGTCTTTCATAATAAGAATATGGATTGAAATAATTATAATTATTAATAATTGAGAATTCTTCTAATAATTTATTTAACTTATTAGTATATCTGACTCTATCTTCATCGCTTCCCACAAATGGAAACTCATGTCTTATTGGTCCATGTATTATTTCATGCTCACATTGTTTAATTGGCGGTATAACACCAACGATTATTATTTTTGCATTTATATTTTCAGTATTATTTTTTATTGTTTTGAAATAATTAGTAACTAAATTATTAATTACATCGTCTTCATTTATACCCAAATTTATCTGTCTTTGTACATGACATCTACAATCCACTTCACCATATGATAAAACAATTATATCATCTTTCTCTATAATATCTTTATCAAAATTTATAACAATATTATCTCTACATATGCGAAACATTGTTACAGAGAACCTATGAAAACTTTTATGATCTAATTTTAAATTTTTAAAACTAAAAAATGCGTGACTATCTCCATATATGTATATCATATATATATATATATTGTATATATTATGTGTAATAATTTTATATTAATCATTAAACGAAAAATATATAAATGAATTATAAATTTATTAATAAATCATAAATGTATTTTTATATCATTAAAATCGATAATATTATCTCTAGAGGGTTTTACAAAAAATACATTATTTTTTTTTGCGATGTAATTATATAATATGTTTATAGATACAAAATTAGATATTTGATAAGAAAGTCCAAAATTATCTAAAACAATTATTTTTTTATTATTTAAAAAAATACCATTCACCAATAAAGAAGAACCAAAATCTAAAATTATAGTATTACAGCTATTTATTTTACTAAATTGCAATTCAATATTATTCAATTCGTATGTATTTATTACGGTTCCTCCAATATTTTGAATGTTATTACAAATATCATTATTTCCTAAATTAGTTCTGTCATTACATTTATAATTATCTTTATCATTTCTTGGTAAAAATACAATATTTTCATTATTATAAATATTTATATCTTTATTTATATTTTTATTTATATTTTTATTTATATTATCACAAAATAAGTCAATATGCTTTATAAAAAACTCTTTATTTATATTATGATCATTTAATGAGACAATTGGAGAAAAAAAACAAATGTTATTTAAATTCTCAATATTATTTTTAATATTATTTTCAATGTTAAAAAAATTAAAAAAATTATTAACATATTTTTTTGTATTTTTTGTTAAAATATTTATATTGGGAAATTTGTCTCTTATTTTTAAAAATATAGGAATAAATATAAAACTCTCATAAATCCAATGTGCAAATGCATCTTCACCCGGACCATCAAATATATAATAATATTCTTTATTAGATGTTTCAATGTCATCATTATTATTAAATTCTAATCGCAATTCAGAAACACAAAGGGTATAACTATATGATTCAACATTTTCATACATATTTAATTTATAATCATCAATTTCATAATTGCTGCTATTCGAGTTTAAAACTATCGTCATTTTTTATATATTATTATATACTAAGATAAAAATAATTATTCATTACGTAATATATAACTACGTTAATACTTTTGTATTACACCGACCGAAAAGAAAAATGAGACAAAACCATAATTATTACTTATATATTTTATAACTATGTTTCAAGTAGTTTGATAAATGTTCTTTTGTTATTTTCCTTTTTTTGTAGCAATATGGTTTGGAACGGTTAATGAAGATGAATTAATTGATAAAAATTTTCCATTTTTCTTTATACAAAAGTTGTTTAATTTCATAAAATAAACGGCGTTTGAAATGAGAAAATTGTAAGATAAAAGGAAGGAAGAGAGAAAATACATTCATATGAAAAGGAGGGGGTCTTAGGGCCAAAGGGACTGGTGTTGCGGATTCTTGGTTCCCCTAAAAAAATATAATATTATTATTATATATATAAATGATTAGCAGCAAACAACGTTCGGGATTTCACAACGATGTGCGCGCATATAGTTTTCGCAAGTTGACTCCTCTTGGATATGGAGCTCCTACCTATTATGGAAGTGCAAGCACCGTAAATCAATACACCAATTCTCTCTTCAACATCCAGCGCGTTTCTCCAACATTCAAAAAAATGCAATTGCGCCGCGTTTAATTTCCACCTTTTCTACCTTTAGAAAAGGTAGAGCCAAATTTTGGTTCAGCTATGCCAGCTCCTTTGAACTTTTTCTAAATGTTGATTTGGCTCCACCTTTCTCAAAGGTGGAAAAAATTGAAACCCTTTTTCATCTTCTTTTTGAATGCACATATTCTCCAACTGTGCCTTCAAAGCTATTTATTTATTTCAAAATCTACAATCATGTCTTGCTCTCCATACCACGCGTTCATTAATCGCATTCATTGCAAAATAGAAAGATTACAAGTAAAAATAAGAGAAGCCGAATGCTTGGTCAATTTCCACAAAAATTCAATTCCAACATTAGTTTCACATAGAACAATAGATTTTCATGTCAAACGTCTTGTTACGTGCGAGAAAGATCTTGCAAAATTGCGTCTCTCTTTAGAATTGTTGCAAAAACTGGATCCCGATGTCAGCGGAAACGGCAACAATATGGCTGCGGCATACGTTGCCTCACTGAAACCGTCCGAAAAATACATTATTATGACACTAGAATATAACTTTTTAACAAAATATTCTGTAACAGTAGTGCCTGATTTGTCAGCCCTTAGCGGAGTCGAGACTCTTCATCTTTACGGACACAGTCTCCTGACTTCTGGTATGGAACGTATTCCGAAAACAGTCACATATTTGGCCTTGAGCAAAACTGGATTGGCGGATGTTTCGCTTCTTGGTGGGATGACACAACTAGAACATCTTCACCTGCACAACTGCATCAAAATTCGCGAGTTGCCTGATTTGTCAAACCTTACAAAACTAATCCGTGTCGGGCTGCTTTGTCCCAATCTCATACACATTCCGAAGCTGCCGCTCAATCTCAAGTTCATGACACTTCCCATTATCAAAGGATTCTTTACTCCTGAAGAAATTAAAATATATTCCAACGCAATCGATACATCGCACAATGTGCCATTGAGATGGTTAGATGTTGTGCAGTCGAAATGGTTGGACATAGATCAAACCAATGGAGCACTTATGCAAGACTTTATTTGGAGGTCCCATAGGCTTAACAATTTCCGCCAAATTCGAGAGGACATCATGCGTCAAGCGGCAGCCATTGCTATGCACCCAAACCGTATTGCGCGGTTATTGGAAGAAGGGGAAATGGAGTTTGACCAATTGGAAGAACGCGACAATTTGTTCAACTACCAATTCAAGGAATCAAAAATCTAACATAAAAATGATCTTGTATTTGCATTTGTATTTGTATTTGTATTTGTATTTGTATTTATATACTGTTTCTATTATGTAAATTGCATTGTAATTAATTATACATTTTTTTTACACTTTTGGAAAAATAAATTTTTGGACTCGTCGTAATGGAACTTTCACACAGATTAACCCAATAATAATAAAGACGATCCCTACATATTTGATTGGTTCATCCAATCGTTCTCCTAAAAAAATAAATGCCGCGATACTTTCTATAAGAGCACTGATGCCATCCCAAACAGCATTCACTAATAATACACTTGAACCTTGTAATGAACGAATTAAAAAATAAATTACACCAATGTAACCGGCAATTCCTGTTGCAAAATTGGTTAATCCTCCTGTATTTGCAAATTGTTTAAATCCAAAATCGCCGATAATTTCAGTCAAAACTAGTGGTATTAAATCTTGATAACTCATTCTAATATATTATTATATTTTTATAATAATGTGCAAAAAATCATTATGAGTGTGCGCACAATATTTTGAATTTATTTTTTATTCGGTTTATTAGATTTATTTCTTTTATTTCTATTATTTCTTCTTTTGATTATTGTGTTCCCTTTTCTTTTCGTTTTACTCTGCTTTTTTTTTCCACCCAACACATTATTTAAATCGTATCTTTCTGCTAATAATCTAATTTGATATTCATTGTGTGCAGCAACATCATGAAAATGTCGTGTGGGGAGATTCAAAAGAAGCAATCTTTTCAATTTTTGTCTTGCGTGAAGTATTTCAGGTGTTTGAAGTATTTGTTCGCGCTGGACTGGTGTAACTCTATCTCCTAATGATGTCTGAATTATATCAATTTCTCTTCTTATTGCATCTGAATATGGTCTAAATACTTCAAAAAAAAGGCGGCCTTTCCTGCGTTCGAGATCACTATCACTATCACGATGATTTTCACCAGATTCAGTTTGTTTATTTTCTTCTGTTAATAAATCAATGCGTCGATTTAATGCTAATATATCTTCGGTTGTGTAATCACCATTTTCTAATGTGTTTTGTATATCATGAACTAAATCTTTTTTTTGTCTTCTAAATTCACGCTGTCGTTCAAATCTGGCTAAATCAATACTTCTTTTTGAATTTTCGGCTTCATTCAATTTCCTTAATGACATATATTTGGTATATAAAATAAAGTTAGAATCGAAATTAAGGGGTTGGATCCACTCAACCTTTGGAAAAGGTTGAACCAAAATTTGACTCCATTCAACCTTTGGATCCACTCAACCTTTGGAAAAGGTTGAACCAAAAATTGACTCCACTCAACCTTTGGATCCACCTTTTTCAAAGGTGGAAATAAAACGCAAAATTTCTTGAATGAACCTGTCGTCGCCATGTTCCACAATTGCACTTACTGTATGCATAAGCATTTCGCGATAATTTGGTTCGGGTTCCGAAACAGGCTGTAAAAGAGGTTCCGAAACAGGTCTCGTAATTGCAGGCTCATCAGTTTTCTCCGTCTCGCTAGACGACACAGATAAATCATCATCATTAGAGCAAGAAGATTCACTTGATTCACTTTCCGAATCGGAATCTAAAGGAATACTGGGCGAAAGCTTTGGTAAAGGCTTACTCTTGTGTTTGCTTGCCTCGCACACATCCTTGAAATGCTGCACAATTTCATTGTAAAATTCTCCTTTCAAATGAGAAACTAAGCGCACAAAAGGAAGAGGAAATGCGTCTTGATTTTGATTTTTATTTTCTTGAATGCCCATAGCAATGTCTGCCGCATTATCTTGTGACGACAGTGTTGCGTATCTCACTTCACAACGCATGTGAAATATTTTTAATGCGGATTGCCAATTTGCTCGTGCAGATCCGGCTTTAATGCCTTCCAAATGAAAATTAGTAATGAATTGTTCGTTACGAAATACTCCCACTTTGGACAACTCTTCGCGAATGGTGTCGCGCTGTCCTTCTTCACTGAAGAACTTGCTGTCGTAATCGCACAAAAACAGACTGGCGCTATTAGGCATGCGAGGGCACTGTTCATCAAACAGTACTTTATTTTTTCTTAGACCTAAATACACGGTGTATTCTGCAACCAAATTCCATCCAGAACGCAACGGGTTGCAAGGGGTCAATGTTTTATTTACACCTCTTTTTGTCCGCGCAAACTCGACCAAGTTCCCGTTTTGTGAGATGACAAAATGGTCTTGCTTCTCCTGATCTTGGTAATGTTCAATAGTATATTCTCTTTTTTCGATGTAATATTCATTGTCCTCACCGCTAAAGTAATTGTACAATTTCAAATCTACAGGAGGACGTCCGTCGCTTTTATCCAGCAAAATTTGCATGCCGGTGAGACCGAAAATCACATCCCACCGATCTTTGAACGCCACATTTGTTTTCCGCAAACTGTCGTAAAATTCGATGTCCAGTAATTCACGAAATTCCGGCGAATAATCCCACTCAATAGTGGTGCCATGGTCACAATATTCCTCTTCTCTATCTTTACAAAATTTAGCTATTTCTGTTTCAATCATGTGCTCCACCTTAATTTTGCCTTTGAATTCAAGCTTCTCGAAAATTTCGCCCCATGGCACAATTGCTTTGTAATAAGGGTTGTCGCGTTTTTTTGTGTAATAACAAACTGTAGAAGCAACATTTCGTTTTTTTGATAAAATATAGCTCGCCTCTTTTCCTCCCAACCCTGATACTCCCATGCTCTGCTTACCGTCATTGTTCGAACGATAAATATCAAACATATTTCGCAAATCATAAAAATCCATTCCTTGTCCAATGTCAACTAGCTTGATAATTCGCGTTCCATTTTCTCTCTCGGCAAATACAAATTTTGCTTTTCTAGAACCCGCGTCCCACGAATTGGCAATAACTTCGGAACCGCATTTAGTAGGGGTGAAACCTTTTCTGTCCAAACTTCGAATAGACCCTGCTTCGTTCCAAGAACCGATGGGAACAAAAGTGTTCTCTTTAGCATTCTCGTTCATATTTTCATTCATATTTTCATTCATCGTTAAAACGCGGCTTGTATATGGTGTATTATATTTATGTTGTTAGTATTTGCATTCATTTTTTTCATAAATAAAATATTACAAAATAAATATTTAGACAAAATAAATATTTAGAATTATTTTTTTTGTAAAAATAAAATTAATTATAAATATTATAAAATGCCAAAGTCAGATATAGAAATGCACATGGAAGTCAACAATCCATGTGAAAGAACTTTAACTGCTACAAATGAATTTGTTAGTATGAATTCATTAAATTGTATCACTATTACGTATGATTTGACACATCACACAGATGCGATTAGAGTTCGAATTGCGGAATCTTGTCTTCGAGATATTGGATTAATGTTTAACGCAAACGCAGTTTGGAGTGTAAATATTTGGGCTGAGTCGGCTTCCGTTACAGCAGCTGATAATACGACAGGTTCCACCCCTGCAGGAACAGTTGTGCAAAATGGAATTATTGCTAGTATGAAAGAGGCTAAATTGAATAATTTAAATTATGCTGTTTATAAATTAGATTTGAGTCAGTTTGATGCCGCGGATCCTTCATTACTTGGCAAATACAAAGTGCTAGATTTGATGATTCACTTTACAAACACAACAAAAGTTCCATTCTTTTAATTTTGTAAAAAACAAATACATTATGCAAATAATTATTATTTATATAATATATGACGAGTATTAGAGATATATTAATAAGACCATTTACTTATCAAATGGTTTTAAAACAACAAATTATACAAATAAAGAACTTATTGAACGGAATTCGAGAAGAAACACATGCACAAAGAAGAATGTTTTATGAACAAAGAATGGAATACATTGAAATGCATGTGGATACGATAAAAAAAATAAAACAACGACTTGAACCATATTTGAGAGACACATCTATACAAAAAATAGACGAATACTTTGATGAACTATTGCAACTTTTTAATGAAATCGTAAAAGAACTGAATAAATCACGTATTTCAACTTTAGAAACGATTGTTCACGAAAAATTAAAAAACCCCGGCATAAATTTTGACGAAAACCAATACTTTTTTGTCCCATCTATTGGCAAAGACACACAAATAACCCACCTTTTAACCGAAAGAGAAAGAAAAGATGATGAAGACTATTTAGGTGGCTCCACCTTTGAGAAAGGTGGAAAAAAGAACAGAAGAACAACAATGAGAAAAAGAACAATAAAAATGACTAGAAAGAGAATAACAATGAGAACAATGAGAAGAAAAAAAACAACAAGAAGAAGAATAAGGAAATAAATATTTGCGTAATATAAAATGACGGAAGTATTAAAGCACGCTACGGCCGAATACAATGAATTACTTAAAAAAGGAATTAGAATAGAAACCCGGATATTAGAGTCAATAAGACAAATGCCTCCTCAAACACAAATGGCTGAACCTACATTGTTGAGCATTAACGGAGATAGAAATATGACGGAAGTAATATTGCAGAAAACTGTCAAATACGATGAATTACTTAAAATAGTAGTTGGAAAAACAATCAAAATACTAGATAAAGCACTTCGACAGCCGCATCAAAAAAAAAGAGCTGAATATGAAAATACAATGAGAACTATCAGATTAAAACAATATGAAGCAGAACAAGCTAAATTAAATATGATTGAAATAGATAAAAATATAAGAGAAATAAATACGCATTTAGACGAATATATAGAAATTATTGAACAAATAGCAATGGAAATAAATAAATCAGGTGTTGCAACTTCAGAAACGATTACTCGCGAACAATTACAAAAACATGAAGCAGAACAAGCTAAATTAATTATGATTGAAATAGATAAAAATATAAGAGAGATAAACAGACAATTAGACGAATATATAGAAAATATTGATCAAGTAGCAATGGAAATAAATAAATCACGCGTTTCAACTTTAGAAACGATTGTTCGCGAACAATTAAAAAACCCCGGTATAAATGTTGACGAAAACCAATACTTTTTTGTCCCATCTATTGGCAAAGACGCAAAAATAACCCGACTTTTAACCGAAAGAGAAAGAAAAGATGATGAAGACTATTTAGGTGGAAAAAAGAAAAGAAGAAGAACAAGAAGAATGAGAAGAAAAAGTAAAAAAGGTGGAAGAAAAAGTAAAAAAATGCGAAAATAATAATATTGAATGTCGTGAAAAGTTATAAATTTTTTAGAGTGATGCACCATTCCATTGCAAATAAAATAACAAATGTATAGTATTTATTTTATTTTTACTTACTCCAACACTACTTTTCCAGGAAGTGCATAAACAAGTGCGTCATATAGCAAGATTCCTTGTTTTGCGGTGAAACTTTTGTAACCGTTCGAAACCAAGCGTCCATCTTTCCAACGCAATTGACGTATTTTATCATTTGCATTCATAAGGCCGCGGCTGTCTAGAACCCATTGTTCTTCCGGAATTTGAATCTGAAACCCACCTTCCACTCTATCTAGCCGTTCCAACGGATTTTCGGTTTCATCTTTGTATTGATTATAGTAATCCAAAATCTTTTGGAAAGTCTCCTTATCAATCGTATCAACTAGAACACTAATTGTCATTCTTTTCGCTCGGCTTGTAATGTGTTACTTATATTTCACTCAAATATTTATTTCAATTTTTTTTCGGGGGAACCAATGTTCCCCCATGCCCCCTCCTTCCATCAATCTTTAGAAATCCACCTTTAAAATCCACCTTTAAGAAAGGTGGAGCCAAATCAACCTTTGAAAAATCCACCTTTAAGAAAGGTGGAGCCAAATCAACCTTTAAGAAATCCACCTTTGAAAAATCCACCTTTAAGAAAGGTGGAGCCAAATCAACCTTTAAGAAATCCACCTTTGAAAAATCCACTTTTAAGAAAGGTGGAGCCAAATCAACCTTTAAGAAATCCACCTTTAAGAAAGGTGGAGCCAAATCAACCTTTAAGAAATCCACCTTTGAAAAATCCACTTTTAAGAAAGGTGGAGCCAAATCAACCTTTAAAAAAGGTTCAGCCAAATGATTTTACTTTTTCGTAGTTTTCTTTTTCTTCATAGTTTTCTTTTTCTTCATAGTTTTCTTTTTCTTCATAGTTTTCTTTTTTTTCATAGTTTTCTTTTTCTTCACAATTTTCTTCTTTTTCGTAGTTTTTGCACGGGCTCCAGCAGCGGGAGGAATTTGAACTGCATTGCTTGGAATTGCATTTATTGGAATTGCAAAAGATGGGTCTTCATCATAATCATCTTCCTCGTCTTCATCTTCGTCGTCTTCATCCATTTCGGAATTATCTTCATCCTCGTCGTCGTAATCGGGAAAATCAGGTTGGTTTTCCGGTGCTATAGGACATCCTTCAAACACATCATCAGCTTCTTCTATGTTTCTGACATCCCAATTACTAATCGGTTGATTAAAACTTGCACATCCCGAAAACATATCACTCATAACTCCTACACCGGCAACATTCCAACTATTTAATGGTTGATTAAATGTAGTGCAATTTTTAAACATGGCAAACATACTTTCAACACTACTTACATTCCAATTATTCAACGGTTGATTAAAATCATGACATCCCTGAAACATAAAATTCATAGATAGTACATTGCCAACATTCCAATCATTTAGGGGTTGATTAAAACTTCGACAACCTGAAAACATTTCGGACATATTAGTTACTCTTGAAACATCCCACCTGTTTAATACCTGATTAAATCTTTCGCAACCTGAAAACATTTCAGACATATTAGTTACATTTGAAACATCCCACCTGTTTAATACCTGATTAAATCTTTCGCAACCTGAAAACATTTCATGCATATATTCAACTCTACTCACATTCCAACCATTTATATTTTCATTAAAATTTTCACAATTATAAAACATGGAACCCATGTTAGTTACTCTTGAAACATTCCAATTATTTAATGGTTGATTAAAACTCTCACAATTCTTAAACATTCCGGACATGTTTGTTACTCTTGAAACATCCCAACCATTAATATTTTCATTAAAATCATAACAATTTTCAAACAAAAAGGTCATAGTTGTTACTCTACTAACGTTCCAATTGCCTATAGGAGTAGTTGCTAAACTAGGTGGCAATTCAGACCTTCTACCATTTATATAAAGGCGAACAAACATGCCTATATTTGAATTATTTATAATTATAGACATAAACGGTTTTATATTTAGTGTAGAAAATTGTTTATTGTTTATTGTTTAGTTGTGTTCTACCTTTTGCAAAAATAAATTAATATTTGAATAATATAATACAATATGAAAAAGTGTCCTCCAGGTGTGATTTGTGTTGAAAATATGTCACTCTTTTTCATTATTATTTGTGTTGTCCTTTTTGCCTATTTACTCCACATGAATTCAGCCAGTAATAAAAATGTGGTTGTAAACAATAGGCCTTCTGAAAAAATAGTCATTCAAAATGAAAGAAGAGAGAACGTAGGAGGAGGCGGAGCATTTGGATGGCTCCCAAGCTGGCCATATTTTGGTTTACCAAGCGACCCTCTGTTAAACCCTTACAACCCTCCTTTAAGAGATGAACGCTATTTTATTCCCGGTTTTAACCCTATACCTCCAGGAACCATCCCCATCAATGTTTCCACAAATCCGGGTTACGTTGACACGGCTTACCGCCAATTAGGTATTTTAACACCAGTGAGCGGAACTACAAAAGATAATATTTTACCGTTGATGGGGCGACCGCTCTTTACCAACCGTGACAAATGGAACTACTATTCCACAAGCAATCAGCATAATAACGTGAAACTGCCTATTTCGAGACGAGGGAGAGTTTGCACGAATGAATACGGTTGCGACAAATTATACACTGGCGACCGAGTGCAGCTAGAAGGTGTCAATGAAACGTACAAGGTGACCGTTTATGAGAATGACACGATAAAATATTTACCTTTTCTCTAAATCCACCTTTAAAAAAGGTGGAGCCAAAGATTAATGCAACATTTGGTTCTACCTTTTTTAAAGGTTGAGTGGAGCCAAACAACACTTTGAGAAAAGGGGTGAACCACGATTTGGCTCCACCTTTTTTAAAGGTGGAAAGGTGGAAAAGGTAGAAAAGGTGTGTTTGGCTCCACCTTTTTTAAAGGTGGAATATATTATAATGGGTTGCGATTTCTACATCTACGTTTATTTAGAAATAGAACATAATAAAGGAATATCCTATTTTCAATTTCCGACTATACGTGGATATTACTGTGAATTAGGTATTGACCATTGCAATAGCGACGATGAAAATGATGAAAATAATAATTCAATAGAATACCAAAAATTGTATGAAGACATGAAAAGACTTTGCTTAACAGCAAGGAATCCATTTATTATTTATGAAAACAACTCATTTATAACCCCAAAAGTAGAGATAAAATACTTGCCAATTATTCAAGATAAAATAAATAAAACACATTCAAAGCATGACAGTATCCATAAAGACACTGGAATTTTAAAAAGTATTGAAGATATAATAAAAATTACAAAAAAAGAAATACGTTACGACCCATACGAATATATCGAAAATGAAGATATTGACGAATGATTATAAAAAATCGGGTTTTTATAAAAATAATTAAACCAGTAAAGCTCATACTTCCCCTAACCAGATGAAAGGAGGGGGAACCTTGGTTCCCATAATGAGATGAAAGGAGGGGGGTCTTAGGGGGGACCTTGGTTCCCCTAACCCTAACTCTAACTAGTAAGATTCGTATTTAGTAAAAACTTGCTATTTTGTTGTCTACGATTGTTCAACGCTTGCTTTGCTTTTTGCACATGATTTGCAACATGAATCGTTTGTATAATTTTTTGTCTTTTTTCCTTTATTTTTTCAGCGACAATTTCACGATGAATTATTTTTTCTGTTACTTTTTCATTATTAAGCGCTTTAAAATAGATCTCTTTCCGTTTCAACGAACAATTTTTGCAAAAACATCCATTGTCGATATAGTGGTCAAATTGTATGTCATTATAGTATTGATTTTCTAAAGACAAATTAATGTAAAACTTAAATTCATCTTGTGTGTAAGGTATAAAATAATCTCCTACTTTATTTTTCCAGGATTCCAAGTATTCTCTTCTCTCTTCTTGTGAATAATAAAAGGTCAAATATCTGTCTCTTTCTAGAAGTTCATAAAAATTTTGAGGTAATCGATAAGCTTCCTTGAAGCGCTTGTAAAAATCGCCAATATCTTTATCAGCGGTTTGATAATCTTGAATTAAAACAATACTTGTTTGCAAGACTTCCGACAATATTCTCCCCCATTCTGCTGAATCCAACAGTCGCAACTTTACATACTTGACTTTGTTGATAGTTTGAACTGTGTATTTTTTATCAAATTGAAAAGGTGCAGGAATATCAACTGCATATTGATCAAAATAATGTTCCTTGTCTGCCAAAAAAGGGAACAATTTATTAAACCGATTGATAATTCTTTGCACATTATATTTGCTAATGTTGGTTTCAGTATTGTTAAAGTGATAGGGTGATATTTTTTCAAAGAATTCAGACATTTTTCTCTCTACAGGGCTTCGATAGACATCGAAAACAAAGATTTTTTTCCCTTGATCTGCAATATATTGGATAATTTCATTGACTTTCACATTTATTCCAGTTAAAACATTCAACATGACATCATCATGGATGTGAATAACGTTATACGTTTTTCCTAGAGAAACACGGAGCGAAGTAACTAAAGTGGTAGATCCTACTTTAGGAGGCGTATAAACAAAAATATAGTTGTCGCAGTTGTATAAAAATAATTTGTGAAATGCCTGCTTTATTAATTCTTCTCGTTCGCTCATATTGAATTTATATATCTATAAATCGAAATAAATATTTACAAGTAAATGCATGTAAATATTTGATTATCAGTAATTGGTTATAAGTTTTGAAATAAATTTATTATAAAAATAATCTGAAATATATTATATTGTAATGCTAAATGTCATATAATTTTTTTATTTATTTATCGTGATTCAGCTCCTGTGGCAGCACGAGGAGGGCGACCACGACGCTTTGCAGGAGCATTCCCCTCTACTACTTTCCATGTTTGGGAGGAAGAAGAAGTCGCAGCTGCAGCATCCCGCGGTCCTTCACCACGAGGGCGCGGGGAAGCCGCAGACGATGAAGAAGAAGTTCGAGGTGTCTTTGCCACTTCAACGGTGACGCCCTCTTGAACCGTTGAGTCCGACTTGTAAGTCTTGCGGACATTCTTCGTCTCATTTCGTGTCTCGCACATCAACTTGCCACCCTTGATTCCAGAGACATTGGCTGCTTGAAAAGGATGCTTTCCACCCTCTACTGCGGTCAAAACAAACTCTACATATTCACCTTGCACCAAAAACTTGTATTGTTGATCCGAAACATTGACCGCGCTATGATGGACGAAAATATCATCACCAGCCTTCGCTCCGTCCGCAATAGTAATAAACCCATACCCTGTCTTGTTGTTAAACCACTTAACGCGTCCAGTTAAACTCTCAGGAGTGGAAGATGTAACCGTTTCAGTTGCCATTCTTTATAATTTATAATTGGTTTTTGTCTTTATATTGTTTTTTACATAAAAACAAAAATATGTAACTATTTATTTGACTTGCGTTTGCGTAATGTAATACACGTGTGTCAAAACAAACCTCTCCAAATCGCTCGCCTTTGTTATATCCACATCTTCCAATCCTATTTTGCTAAAATCGTATAATAAAATTTGATAAAAATCAATATACTCAAAAAAGACTGATAAATCAATAGTTGGTTGCACAAGCAATTCTCTCAAATCAATTTCATTGTCTTTTGCGGTTTTCACCATGTAGTTATAAATAATGAGAGCAATGTATTTGGATTTTCGGT